ATACAAAAAGGTTTTAAGGGTGATGATGTAGATCAGGCTCTTACAAATCTTTCAAAAAGTAAAGCTGGTGTAGAAGATTTTAGAAAGTCTTTAAGTACTTACCTTAAAGTTATTCCTGAGAAAGATCTAGTATCTGAGTTTAATAGACTTGAGCCTGTTATGCGTAAGTCTAAAGTACTCCCTATGGAAGATTTAACAAAGATTAAACGAAGCATTAATGAATATAAATCTGCTGGAGTTAAACTAGGTACTGTAGGAGCAGTTGTTCTAAAAGATTCTATATTAGGTCTATTAGGTGCAGAAGCAGCTAGAGTAATGCCACTATAATAAAAAAGGGGCAATTAAGCCCCTTTGTTTTATTCCCCTTCTTCATCCCATTCAATCATAAATCGAATGATTAGAAGATCAAGCAGCAAAATCCAACCTTTACCTTTCCTACCAATCTGTTTATAACTCATGTGTTCAATACCTACATTAACACCACTGATTAGTTCTGATCCAAAATAAAACATTAATTAACCTCACAAGTTCCACCACTGCAAGCCAAATTATCTTTAGCTTCCGTATGGTCGTCAGTTTCAATTACTTTCGTTAAATCTATCTCTTGGAGATGTTTAAACATTTCCTCAAAGGTTTCTTTAGTACAGTCTTCAAATGGAGCTTGAACATAAGTGCCTCCATCGTAAGGTAGTACAGAGATACCAGTATAGTTATAACGATTCTCCCACATCCACTTACCACATTCATCCCACTCATCATTCTTTAGAGAGATAGTACATGATACATTATGATTGTTATCACCTCTATTATGACCCTTTGCTACCCACTCTACATTAAAGCGTTTAACTCTTTCTAAGATGTCTTTATAGCTTTCAGTGCGAAGGATAGAACCTTCAGGAGCTTTCTGAGGGAAACTCATAACAGCTTCTAAATGAGGCTTCCATACACAGTCTTCTATTAGACTAGGTACTGTTGATGTCATATATCTATATAATGGCTCATTCTTACCTACACGCATTCTACGAACATAATAGTCATTATGCCAAGCATGAATACCACTACTGCTACCAAGTACAAGAGAAGTAGTGCCAGCAGGTTTAACTGTAGTAATTCTAGCGGACTCATTGATGCCAATGATGTTTGCCACTCGTTTATTTTCTTCCTTAGTAACATTAGCAGCCTCAGCTAAGTTAAGTTTAAGAACACCCCCTGAAGCAATACCAGTCATAGAAACACCTAGTAGTGCATCCTCTTCTGAAGTTTCTTTCCACACACTTCTTAGATAATGGAAGTCAGTGTAGCCAGCTTGTAATGTACCAATGAATGTTGCAGCTTTAACACGATCATTTAGTTCTTCTTGTGTTGTTACATCTGATACATTAACCTCAACTAAATTACAATAAGAGTTAGGTCTTAAACTAATCTCAGCACATGGGTTAGTACCCACATCATAGTTATTAGTCCAAAACACTCCAGGTTCACCTGCACCTGATTGTTCTACTCGTCTCCAAATAGAAAACCATTCCTCTTCTGTAATCTCTTCACGATTTAAAGCTACTGAATTGTTAGCTCTACCTCGTTGTGGGTTAAGTTCATACCATGTACCACTCTTAGCTGACATCATATCCATGTCATCTTTATCAAATAAAGAGATTAGGGCAGCTCTACGAATACCTCCTGATAGAACAGCATCAGCAATATGGCAGATCATGTCATGCACTTCAATAGGCTCTAGCTTACGACCCACAGCATTGTTAAGAACACTGCGTAGTTTATCTAAACATATTCGTAATGGATCAGGACCTGGGGCTTTACCACCTGAGGTAATGAGTCTTGCTCCCTTAGGTCGAATATCTCTAAAGTCAAATACAGGATCAGACTTACCAAGAGTATAAGCTTTAATAAGAACTTTAATAGAATCAGCCCAACCCTCAATTGAATCTCCTACCAAGAATCGTCGTTGTTTAGCGGATGGACCAAGGATAGTAGGGAGTCTATCTGTGTGTCTGCGTTGAACGCTGAAGCCCACGCCACTTCCGCCAAGTAAGTTAAACATGGTCTCGCTGAAAACGGCAGGATGATCGACAGGGGAATAAGCACAATTGAACATACGATTATTGCTAAGTTCAATAGGAGTACCTCCAAATTGAAGGCTACGCATTGAAGGCAATACTTGACGATTGTAAACATATTTGTAAACATTTTTAATTTCCTCTTTCAGTTGTGGGTATTTCTTCATGTGCATTACCATGTTGCGACTGACTAACTCTTCCCAAGTTTCCCTTCTTTGTGCTTCAGGGACATATTTAGCATATTTATTAAATATGGTTATGTCACTTAATATCTTTTGACTTTTATCCATTGGTTTCTTTCTTATAGCGTAGTTATATAAATTAATCGGAGGAAGAACTATCTCCAAGTTCCAGTTCATTGACCAACTTGTCGTACTTATCTTCAATTTTGTCTTGGAAAGCATAGACTAAATCCTCAGTAGTAAGTCCGAGAAGATCAATTAAATCTACCTCTGAAACTTGTTCAATAATCTTTTCTTGTAATTCTGTTAATGTTATCATGTTTTCAATTCTTTTAGCAACTCTACATAGTGAATGACTTTATCTAGGTCAGCTTTGCCACCCTTGTCTTTCCATCTGCAAATGTACTTAATTATGTTTCCCTCTATAAAAGGTATATTGTTTTTAGTTATAAACTCAATCGGTTGTATAGTAAATTTCTTATAATGATCCCCTCCAATTTGTTTACTAAGTGATGTTGACATATTTCTCTCCTGTTTTATGACTAATACTCTTAGTACCTCTAAACCAATTACCACATCCTTGACATTGGAAGCGTTGATACTTAGCACTAGCTGTAACTGCATACCCTCTCTTCTGATGATGTTTTCCACCACAATTAGGGCAGACTAAACCATCTTCAGATAAGACAGATAAATTCAAGTGATTCTTAATCCAAGGCTTAAAGCGTTGATAGACATTCTCTAATAAGATTACATCATTCTTATTATACTTCTCCATTGTCTTCCAAGCTTGTGGGTCTTTGTTCATACACTTAATCCAAAGCTCATGTCCCTCATGTGCAGTCTTCTTACCAAGTCCCAAGGCTTGAGAAACATAGTCAAGTTTGTTAGAAACAAATCTAAATTGTCTCTTAGCTACTTGTAATAAGTCAATCTGTTTAAACGGAGCAGGAGGTGTCAATCCATTAAGAATGAAATCTTTGTTAAGTGTTGGTATGTCAAACCTAGCACCATTGTAGTGAATGACTGCATCAGCCTCGTCGAGAAGTTTGTGGATACCTTGTAGCATCTTCTTTTGTGACGACTTATTCACAGAATCAAATATAACTTCTTTCTTACCTAGCCATTTAGCAGCATAACATAAAGTATAAGAGGATTCAAGTAGTTGGTTTAACCCAATGTTCTGATCCCATATACCCCATACATGAGCTGTATTAGGACTGGTTTCAATATCCAGTAATAGTATTTTACTCGTCATTAAACTGTTCTCCATTAGGTTTATCTATACCATCTTTAAATCGTTTTTCTACATCACCTGTACTTTTATTTAACTCATATTCGTAGTGTAAGCCATTATTACCATTCTGACTTATTGTATCCATACGAGATTTCTTTTTATCATGATGATGTTGTACAATATCTGCAATAATTTCAACATCAGCTAATTCTTCTTCAGTTAAAGTAATACCTTGTTTTTTAAAGATACGATCCCAGTTATCTTCTGCTTCTTTAGATAATGGTCTGCTTCTAATTGAATCACCTGTTATATCATTTTTACTCATTGTATCTTCCCTTCAAATACCCAATCAGGAAGGTAGTGCAAATGAATCTCATGACCATCTTCCGTTTGTTCTAGTACACAATTTCTTACTACATAATTTGCAATCATCTTTAATAATATTTCTTCTTCTTGTTCACTTATCTCTACACTTTCAAAAGATCCATCAGGATTTAGTCCTTTTACTAACACGCTTTACCCTTTCTGCTTTGGTTTTTGTGTCATGGCAACTTTTGCAGAGTACTTGTAAATTATCCGATGAACAAAAGAGCCGTGCAATAAATATATCCCACGACTCGAATCCTTTCTTAGGGCACACCACAGGAAGTATGTGATCCACCTGAACCTCCTTAGCAGGGAAATGCCCTTTGCATCCACAACATTCATAGTGCATAGCCAAGCGTTGAGATTTGTCGTTAATTTTCTTACCAACTTGAGCTTCTTTGAGAGATTCATATTTTGGGGGGTACCTTCTAAATCCACCTCTTAGGGTAGAAGTTATAAATGATTTGTAGCGACCTTCAGTCCATTCTTTATTCGCCACTAGTTAATCTTTCAAAATGATTTATCCAATCATCATCTAATGATCTTAGGATGTGTAAACATCTTCCATTCATTATCATCCAGTCATCATTCTTATACATATCTCTAACTATACAAAACATTTCATATTCATTAGTTGCCTCAGCTAAAGCTTTCTTAGCCTTAACTGGTCCAATACCTGCTATACCTTTTATGTTATCAGAAGTATCACCTGTAAGAAGTTGTGTGTAGAAGTTTCTAAATCCAGTTTCTTCATCTACTTCATAGAACTCTTTTTTAACGAAGTTGTAGTGCTTTCCAGGCACTTGCAACAAGTCTTTATCTATAGAACAGATGATGCTAGATTCATTTTGATTGATACCAAGATAATCGTCTGCTTCCATTCTTTCAGCAACTGTTCCTTGCCAACTCTCAACAAGATAGTCTCGAAGGAATTGTAGGTGCTTAGGTTTGGTTGCAGTACGATTAGCCTTGTATTCAGGATAGATGTGCTTCCTGAAATTGTCAGGAGATGTCAAGAATAATTTATACTCAGATGCTTCCACCTCAGCTAAAGTATTCTCAATCATCTCATTGACACGATAGACAGCGATAGCTTCGTTATCATTCTCGGTAGTACAAGCTACTCTAAATGCGTAAATATCGCCATCCATTAAAGCTTCCATTATGCTGGAGACTCTTCCGTTGCTAGTTCAGCTTCTTTAGAGAAGACATAAGCCTCGAACTGTTTAGCAGTCTTTACTACAGCATCGACTGATGCACCTTGACCTAACAATTCCACCGCAGTGCCTAGAGAAGATTGACGAATGATATACACTTGTCGTCTAGCTCTTTCTTCTGCTGTCTCATAGTTGCTACCAATGACCTTACCACCGCCACCAGTTGACTTAGGGGCTTCTGCTCTTGGAGGAGCTTCGCCTTCTTTGTCAATAGCTTTCCACTGCCAATAATCACCTTCTTTAACAGTGAGAACATCTACACGATCACCCTTAGCATACCCTTGAATGTCTTTAAACACTGTAGGATTGCTGAATGACATAAGCTTCTTACCTTGCACTTGCCCTTGTTCATTCTTGAAACTAACTTGTAATGTCTGATATTGTCCTTTACCAGTCTTCACTGACTCAGGTGAACCTACATCAATAATTTCTATAATCATACTATCTCCTTGTTTATTAGTCTTTTTATAAGACTATACATATATTATACCATATCTATATTACTTGTCAACTTTTTTATCCATCTCTTTTATTACTTTATCTGACGCTATATTACCTACAAATGTACCTGACACTGATGCTAAAAAATGAGTACACCCAGTAAGAAATAAAAATCCTATAACAATATATTTACCCATTCCATACCTCCATATCTTTCCAATTACTACCTACTTGTACTTCTGCCTTCATTGGAAGGTCAAACTCAGTCCCAAACATCTTTTGAAAGTTCTTAGGAACATCTTCAAATACATCTAACATTGTCTTTGCTAAAGTATCAGTAAAGCCACTATCACAATCAATGATAATGGAATCATGAACTGTATTAACAAGTCTCGCCTTTTCATAATTTAATTTCCTCATTCGGTTATATAAAGATACTCTTGCCAGTGTCATCAAGTCTGCCCCAAGTCCTTGCACAGGGTAGTTCAAGATTGTAGTGCGAGGGAAAACCTTCTCCCCTCGTCTTAATTCAGGTTCAAACTGATAGATTCTACCAGTAGGAAGTTTAACCATTTTAGTGGTTGTAGCTTCTTGCATAAGTTTAATATGCCATTTATGAAGTCCTTTATACTTGCTATAAAATTCATCAATGACACCTTGCCAAAACTTCTCACTCTTGCTTACCTCAGCGAAGTTAGGATCATTAGCATAAGAGTAAGCCGAACCGCCATAGATGAGTCTAAAGACAAAGGTCTTTGCAATAAGTCTTGATGGTAGCCCAAATCGAGTTTGATTATCAGTGTGTTGATCGACATTGTTCCATATCTCTTCATAGGCTACTTTATCCTTACTTAAAAAGGCAGCACATCGCCACTCAAGGGCAGAGGCATCACCCTGTATTAGCATTGTTTAAACGCTTCTTCTAAAAGCTTTCTAACATCTTCGTTCATCTCTGTTAAAACATACTTAGCACCTAAGTCTTTAACATAACTCTCGAAGTCTCCAAGAGTGTGATAGAAGTATGCTTCATCTTCTGAAGGGTTCATATCAGGTACATCATAATCGTAGTCCATTTCGTCATTCATAAGTTTCTCCTTTAATAATATTATAACTAATATCTAGAATAAAACAACTCTTTTATTTCTCCATCAAAATTTTGTAGATTCGGCTTTGAGGAACTAAGGCGACCAGTTCTAGCAACGCACTGGTTGAGTTGTCCATGTAGCGAACCTTTACTCCAACCTTGATTCTCTCTGAGTTCAGGGAGTCCTGAATAGTAAGTGCCTCTACGCTTTTCAAGTCCACTCCGTTTAAGGATAAGTTGAATAATTCCTTTAGAAACTCCTGTGCCCCTAAGGCTTCTAAGCGTCTGTTCATCTGTGCTATAGTACCCATCTTTTTTTAATTCACTCCCTTTTAGTGGCTCAATTAATCTAGGCATATCATAGGTATGATCTTTCCACCCTTCTTTTACTTGCCCTTTTCTCTCGCCAGTTTTATAAACTCCGATAACTTCTTTCTTGGGTATAGTAATCCTTCCACCATACAAAAGACAACTGAGGTGATCTTTGCTATTA